TATAACATAACTTGCGATGCTTCTTTAACGTGTATTCTTTTCACGTCTTCTTTCATCTGCTCTTTGTTTTGAATGTTATCAACTTTCTTTAAAAAATCTCTAATGTCCATATTATTATTTACCTTTCGACTTTCCTGAAATAGGTGACATTTTGTTTTTGCTGTCGCCTTCGTTTGGAAGTACATTACCGCCTGGTTTAATACCACTTGCGGCGTCTGGTGCTGATCTGTCTTTTCTGTCTTTTTCTAATTCTTTTAATAAATCCATTACTCTACTTGAACCTGCTGACTTCTGTTCGTCCTTGCTGTCTTCATATGGTGAATTTAATTTTGCTTCATATGGAGCATCATCTTTGTCTGCTTGATACTGTTCTGTTGGTTCATTAGGATGTCTAACTACCATGTGTGCTTCAGCAATGCCTAAAGATTTTGTTAGGTAGTTGTGTAATACAGCACTTGTTGTTGGGTATGTTAATTCTACGTCGAAATATGTGACACTTTGATTCTCAATGTGTGGAAAATCCAATGGTCTTTTTGTAATAGGAGTCTTTTTGCCTGAACTCATTTTTTCTACTACGAATTTTTGAAGTGCGTTTTCTAGTAAGCCTACGTCTATGTCTTTAGGCTCACCAACTATACCAATTTTGAATGGGTATGTTCTTTTGCTTTCTGCTAATATCTGTTGTAATTTACTTGTCATCGTTGTATTTATCCATCTTTTTAAGTTTTTCGAGTAAACTGTTCCGGTCAGTTACCACGTATCCTTCGCCCGGAATAACAGTTGCATCACCGTCACCAGACTTGGTGTCTTGCTTTTGCTTCTTTAATTGTAGGTCAACCATCTTCAATTTCTTGTCCATTTTAGCCACTTTTGCGTCTAAAGTGGTCTTCAACATCTGTCCTGCAACCTCAAAAATACGGGCACTGTATCTGCTTTCTACGTTCATGCCTAAGTCCATGAGATCCTCATAGGCACTTATCGCCCGTGTGCCGACGTCATCGAGCTCGGAATCGCCCATTTCTCCCAGTCCTTCTACCTTAGGTAATGCCGCCGCAATCTTGTCAAATTCAGCAATATCACGCATGGTTGTCTTTTGTGCTTCTAATGATTGTTGTTTGTCCTCAGCCTTCTTGTCCTGTACTTCTGCCTTCTCTTTTTCCTCTTTCACAATTTCCTGTGATTCGGGCAGATTCAGTAATTCTTCTAATTTTTTGGTCATAACTTTTGCTAAAAATATTTATGGTTGACTACCAAACGTATATTCCAAGATAGGTTGCTATCGCGATGACAATAATCCAAAATATTAACTTTTCCATTATTCTATTATAATCTTTTTAATTGATCTTGAACCGTCTATGTTTTCTTCAAGTTCCGCTTTTGTCCTGATGCACTGATACTTTGTACCTGCACTAAATTGACGTTCAGCAGTTCTTTTTCCCCTTAGACACAATGCCATATTTTCTTGGATTCTGTGTTCCTTGATTTCGTTGTTAACGAACATCAACAAGGCTACTACTGTTTCAATCATATCGTTTTCTCCTTTTCACATCCAACTTCTAGGTGTTCAACAGTCAAAAATCCGTCCTCATCAGTAAGCATTTCTCTCGTACTCTTTTCTTTCTCAACTGCCGCCGCTAAACATTCTGCCTTTGTATTGAATGTTCTAGGTGGATCCTCATACATTGTTCTGCAATCTACTAATGTGACCACGCACATGATTGCGAACATTTTAAACACTATTTTCCGTTTCCGTTTTTGTAAACTATTTCCCTATCAGCATCTTTAAGTTTATCAATATTCTTTTGTGCTTTTTCCATTTGTTCTTGTAAAAATTCTATATTAATCTTATTGTTAGCCATACTGTCTAAATGCTGTTGCATTTTATCTATATTTTTGTACAACTCTTCAATCATCATGTATTGTTCTAAATCACTTTGTGATTGACCTAATTCGCCTCTTGGCCATTTGATCCTAAAATCTGTATTTTTTGTGACTTCGCTGTGTAATCTCTCATCTTCGGCTGTCATGTCTCTTTCCAAAAGCACTGCTTTGGTTTCTATTTTGTTTAATCTCTCAATTACACCAAAGTATGCCCATACACCAACTGCCACTGCTGACACAATGGCTATCAAGTTCTTCATTGGCATACTGATTGCCGTTTGATCGCTAATATCTAGTCTTTTCATTATATACGTATTTATCTATCAAGTGTGTAAGCAACGGTATCTGATTTGTACCATTTAGTAGTGTAGCCTAGTGTTTTTAGGTATTGTTTGCAGTCATCTGCTTCGTTGCGTTTATTTTCAAACATTATAGTAGGCATATATTTTTTAATTGTGTTTTCCGCACCTTGACATACTTTTAATTCATACCATTCCACATCTATTTTTATAAAATCTACGTCCTCAAAATTATAATCGTCTAAACATTTTACAGGAACTTCGTGTTCAATTACACCTTTGCCATATCTTACAAGACTACCATGAACAGGATTTCCAGTCCCACCAGGAACCTTCAGTGTTTGTATTTCATGTTGATTGCCTAAAGCAACATTGTATTTTTCAACTGTATCTGGAATATGTGGAAATGTTATAGGACTGGGTTCAAATGCTATCACTCTTTTGAAATCATTTACAAATGGACCAGATGTGTCTCCGTTGAACGCACCTACGTCTATGTATGTACGGAAGTTTTTAATAAAGGGCCACGCCCATTGTCTTATTTTTAACGTACTCATCTTGCGCCATGGAAGATATCTTTTTCATTTATAATTCTAAATCTAAAGCCTTTGTTCTTGCACCATAGTTGTGCATTTTTCCATTTTGCTCTGTTCACAATTAATTGACCTTGATTCTGTTTTGACTTTGCTTTTTCTAAGATTGTTTGGTTTTCTGGTTTTATTTCAATTACCTCTGCGTGTTGTTTTCCATTCTTATCTGCGTATGCTATAAAAAAGTCTGGAACGTAAATTGTAAATTTACCAGTGAAAGGATGTCTGTATGGAATACGAATAGATTCACTTGCCCATTTTTGTATGCTTGGACTTTCATCACAAAATCTCATAAATGCGAACTCCCAACTGCTTCTATACAGAGGCGTTTTTCCACCAATGTACTTGTCAGGATTTTTCATATTATATCTTCCCTGAGCAAACTTTGCCATTGTATTAAACCACTATGTTGCGTTTTTCAGTAAGGTCTTCAGGTGATTGAACTTTGTAACCAAGTGAGGATGTGTTCACTCTGTTGTTGTTTAAAACTTCAGTAACTATGTAACTTAACTGTGTTCCATTTAAACCTTTTAGAGTATCTAATAATTCAAATACTTTTACGTTATCAATTTTTGCTTGTTGCAATATAACTGATGCTGTGCTTATACTAGATGTTTTATCGAATCCTCTACTCTCAAAATATCCTACAACAGCATCTACTTCTGCACCTGGAAACGTTAAAGTTTCATTAAAATAATTGTCAAAAAATTCTTTTACTGGTGTTTGACTATCTTTGGATTCATTAGGTATATTACTCATTATAGTCCCCCTCTAATTTTTTTAATGCCAAGTGTAACACCTGTTCTAATATTACTTACACTTCTACCAATAAATGTGTTTGGAATTCCGTAAGCCGAATCCGCAGTTCCACCTATCCTTCCTATTGCACCTGTAAGTATATTAAAACCTTCTTGTGCAAGACCTTCTTTAGAAAGTTTTTTTGCATTTTTTAATCTGTTTGCTGTTCTAATTATAGAACCTAAAGTAATCCCGCCTCTTGAACTTCCTAAAGCACTTCCTATATAAGTGTATGGACCATCGTTGGCTCCAAATAAATCTGATAACACACCACCCGTGCCAAGTAAACTTGTTGAACCACCACCTGATAAAGAATTAGGAGATGGAGTTTTGTCGTAATGTTCCTTCCCAAATCCTGTAGGTGCACCGTTTGCCATTACTCTGCCTCTTGAATAAAAAACTGTTTCGTATTCTACTGTCATTTGGTTAGCAACTGGTCCACTTTCTTGATTGTTCAATGTGTCGTGTTGCCATTGTTGAATCAAAGGATTAACAAGTGTATAGCAAGTATAAGTTTTCCTTGCCATTTGATAAATTTGAATACTTGTAAAGAATGGTTCCACAGCATCGTTATCTAGACCAAATCTTTTACTGTAATTGCTTTCAAAAATTTGGCTTCTTCTATATTCAGGATATGTTGTAGATGGATCGCCTACTGTGTTAGGTTTTGCATAGTTTCCATCTTGGAAATAATATCTATAATATGATTCCCATAATGCAGTGGTCACACCATAGTTGTCATCATGGAATACAATAGTGACTGGATCATAAGCAATACGTGTATGTAATTTCCTTTTTTTATTGTATTGTTGTACAGTTGCCATATCAATTGTGTACTTAGGTAAATCTATATTTTTCACCAACATATTCAATTCATTGTTATGATTTCCTAGTGGTGGGTCTGATTTCAAACTGTTTGGATTTAAATTAAAAACAACATGATATAAAAACTTTTGCTTGGGTGCTAATCTAAAACTGTCATCTACATATAATCTAGATGCATGGGCAAAATCCGCCAGATTACCTTTTGGATTTAGTGTTCCTTTTAGTACGTTGTCTAAAAAACCTTTTAAGAAATTTGCCATATACTGTATTTATGTATCGTAAAAATGGTGGGTCACAGAATAAAAAAGGGGCCGTAGCCCCCTTTCTAAATTTATAAATGCTTACGAAAATTATGCACCGCCGCCTGTAATTAGAGTATTTGTAGTTCTACCTACTGCTGTTCCTACTCCTGTACCTTGTGGAGTTTGGATTGCGTTGTCATATCTTAATGATAGCGTTACAGTAACTGGATCGCTAGTACCGTATGCTAACTGATTGTAGTTTGCTGAATCTATGTAGCAACCATACAATTCAAATGTTTCTAAAACGTTAACTGCATTGGCACCGTTAGCACCATCTGTAATTTCTATTCTAGTAACAAATTTGTAGTCTGAACCTGAAGCCGCCGCACTTTGTTCAAAGAAATCGAATTGTTTCTGTAGTTGTTCACCAACTAATTTTTGTACGTTGTTTGATACGTCTTCTCTTAAAGTTAATGTTACTGCTTCCCATGTGTGCTTACCAGCAAGGTAAACTTTTGAGTTGTAAACATCAACAGTTACTTGTTCAAAAGATAAATTAGGTCTTGTAATATCTACCACCTGTTTAGTTAATTCTGTTGTAGGTGTAGAAACACCGAAGTTTTCTAAACTTACTCTAAAACGATACTGTAATTTAGGCATTAACAGACCTTGATTAGAAGCACTTTGGCTACTATTCAATGGGACTGTAAGTTTTGATAGTGTAGATATACTCATTTGTTTCTCCTATAATATTTATCTTATTATAATCCTGCTATTTCGCCAGTATTTTTCAATCTTAACGGTATGTAAACGAACTCAACTGCTTTGACTGGTTCAATCGCAATATCTAAATACAACTCGTTTCTGTCTATTCTTGTAGGTGTGTTGTTTGATTCGTCACATACTACTAGGAAGTCAAAAATTGCTCTGTTACCTACAAGTTCTAGTAATAAACTTTCTGCTTGTGCCTTGATTTCATCTCTTGTGATTTTATCATTTGGCTCAAACACGAATGGTCTTGCAAGTTTGTTTAATTGACTTCTTAAGTAAATTACTAGTCTTGATACATTGATTCTATCTAAAGAACTTGTACCAGCAAATCTAGTTTTTTGTCCGTAGTTGACTAAACCTGCACCTGTAATAAACGTAATTGGGTTAACTTTGTTTGTGTATAAAGTGTCTCTTTGACCTTCATTTAATGCTGTTGAAACAAATTCACCTTCGCTGTTGATGTAACCTGTTGAACTTGCATTTGTAATACCACCTCTTCTTGTACCTGCTGGAGCAAACCATGGGAAAGAAACTTGATCGCTTAATGCAATAGTTCTTAACATCATGTGTGATGCTGGAACAACAATGTTGTTTCCAAAGTTGTCTGTTGTGAATCCTGATGGATAAAACACACCCAAGTATGAGTTAGTTGAAACTAAACCGTTGTCATTATCTTCAACTGCTTTGTTTACGTTTGTCGCCCAGTTGGCTAATGAAGTTGAATCAGGAGTTAATCTCATTGGTGAGTCACCAAGTATAAACGCTGATAATCCTCTGTCAGTGTTTAATGTGATCATTTCACCAATCAACTCTGGATAACCTGGAGTTGCCATTACGTTGAATAATCTTGATTCGTCGTCTCTGATTTCTTGGTTGCTTGTTACTAATGCTTGTAAACCTTGTACAACAACTTTTCTTTGTGCTTTTCTTCCGAAAGAACCTGCACCATCTGTTTGGTTAGCAGACTCAGTTACCCATCTGTGTGGATAGTAAGCAGACATACTAGCACCACCTTGTCTTAAGTTAGTTGCTGTTGTATCAATACTGTTTCTTACAAATTTCTTAACGTTAAATCCAGAACGTCTTGTGTTGAATAACAATATACCTTTTGGATATAATGCTGGATCTGGAGCATCTGGATCTAAGAAGTCACTTGATAGTAATTCTGCAATAGTTCCTGATGGAGCAACTGTTGCCGTACCACCTGAAGTTCCAAATCTTGCATCTGCAAATAGGACACCGTTTTCAGTAGTTTGATCTGAGTTGTCTAGTACTTCCCATTTCAAACTGTTTGCGTTCCATCTGTAAATGTTTGCATATGATTCTAAATCTGCTGTGCTTATCCATAAGTCGTTTGCTACAAGAGCCGTTCCATCTGATTGTGTAGTTGGAGCAGTTGCTGAAACTTGTGGACCTGCTGGATCTGTATTTGTATAAACTCCAGTGTAACCTTTCCATGTTGTACCGTTGTGTACCATGATGTCAACTTGATCTACAACTGAACTGTACCATAGTTGTCCGTTTGTAGTTAATGAAGTTACTGCGTTTGCACTTGCAGTATAAGTTAAAATTTTCCAGTTACTTGCTCTGAATTGTTTTGGACTTGTTGCGTTTGTTGTTCCTGGCTCAAATCCTAAATTTGTTGAAGCGTTTGTTAAACCAATTGCTTCTATTAAACCATTTGTATCAACAATAACAAACTCACCACCATCGTTGTGTTCGATCACTACTCTGTTTTGTGAATCAACACTTGCTACGACGTTAGTAAATCCTGCACCGTTAATGCCACCTGCAATAACATCTGCGTCTGCTGAGTTATTGTTTGTTGTAACCGTTACAGTAATTGCACTGTTAAGTGCTTCTTGACCTACAATTGATTCTGCAATCGTAAATGATTTACTACCAGCACCTTGACCTGTTGCAACTGCTGATGATGTAATAGTTGTGTTTGCTGTGTTTTCTCTTCTGTGGATAATGAAATCTGTTTCAGTTGTTCCGTTACCGTAGTTAATGTAAAGGTTACCAACTGCAATGTTTTTTCCGCCACCTGCTCTGTCTAGATTGTATAATGCACTTTCGTTACTTGCGTAAAGTGGTGCACTTACTTCTTCCCAAAGTTTTGTTGTGCCGTTGAATTTTTTAACACTCCATTTTGCACCTAAGTTTGGATCAGTTGTTTTGAACCATAAAGAACCTGTTGGTCTTGGATTCGTGTCGCCTGATTTGAACGCTGGTACTGAAGTGTGTGGTGCAACTGATACTGCTGGAACATAATAAGTTCCTGCTGTAATACCTAAAGCAGTTGAGATCGTCATTGTACCATCTGCTATTATTACTGCACTATCATTTGAACCGTTGTAATGAATATCTAATTTACCACCATTAACTCTTGCAGATAAACCTGAAACACCAGCACCGCTGATATCACTTGCTATATCTGTAACTGTTGTACCACTTGCTGTGATTGTTGTTGCCGCACTGTTAATAGTGATTGTGAAATTTTGACCACCTGTGATAGTACCTGGAGTACCACCTGCTATTGTTGGTCTTGATGCTACCCAAGCCGCTGTTCCTACTGCAACCCAACTTCCGTCGTATTGTTTGTAGTATACATCGTTGTTTGTGTCTGTAGCCGTAATCGCATAATCACCAATTGAACCAACTGAAGTTTTTGGTGCACTTCCTAGTCCTGCTGATAATTGTGTAGTTGATGTGATTACTGTTGGAATTTTGTTTGTGAATGATTGACCACCTGTTACAGTTGCCGCTGAACCATTCCATTCAAATATACCATATCTTGAACTTGCTGTGTCAAACCAATATGTTCCTGATGCTGGATTTGCCGCTGGTGCATTTGCACTTGCTTCTAATTGACCTAAGTCAACATCTGCTCTTACAACGTATGCTCTGTTGGCAACACCTAAGTATGAATAAGCCGCTTGTAATCCAAACTCATTAGTTTCACCACCATGGATTGGATTATTGCTTGTATCTGTTTTGAATACTGGATCACCAAACGTTTCTGCTAACTCTCTTTGAGAAGTCATTAAGAAAACTTTGCCGGCGTTAGCCGCTGTTGTTCCTGATGCTGTTCCTGTTCCTGTGCTTGATGTTTTATCTTGTGCTGTCGCAACAAAGATCATTGGCACCGTGCCTGGTTCGGCTGGTGTATAAAAACTTTCGTCAATTACGCTGACTTGTACTCCTGGTGAAACTATTGCCATGTGTTAAATCTCCTAGTTTTAATATAAAACTTTTGTATTGTTTGTATTTATGTAATACAGGTAAAATGCACCAAATTAAAAGGCATCGAAAAGGGGTGGTAAAGGGCAGGTAAATACGTGTATATGAGACCTTTATGTAATAAATGCAACGAAAGACCCTCGGCAGTAAACTATAAAAAGGGCAACAAGACTTACTATAGAAGCCTTTGTGAAATGTGTTTACGTTATGGTGGACCTTCTGGTTATATGCCCAAATGGTATGTGGCAGGATATAGACCTAAGCAACAATGTGATAAGTGTGGTCATAAAAGTGAATACAAAGAGCATTTCAGAGTGTTTCATATAGACACTAATCTTAATAACTGTAAATTTGATAATTTAAAAACTGTGTGTGCTAATTGTCAAACAACACTGCACCTTGAAGGAATCCGTTGGAAACAAGGTGATCTTGTACCTGACTTTTAAGCGAATTTATAGTGCTGTCATTGTCGAAAACTTTATGAAATTTTGATCTTGCCCATTGCCATTCCGATGGATGTATGTCCTTAGGTTTTTGACCTATGTCTTGATACATTCTAAACCACATAGGAATTTGACCACGTTTTACCCACCATACTTCACCGCCTATGTCATTGAGTACTTTCACTTCATTTTCAAATCTAACATCGGGTATAACCCAATTTATGTCTGGATTTTCAGTCACTTTCTTCTTTAACATACTGACCCAAATACCATCGTAAAATCCATCACGCATACATTCAGTTCCAAATACTTGAAGTACATATCTTGGAGTAACTTTTTTCTTTAATTCTTTGCTCCAATAAGGATCTTCTTGTTCTCTCCATAGTCTACTTTGTTCGGTCTTGCCGTCAAGCAACGTTCGATCCCAGTCGAATAATGTTGCCACTGTGTCTTTAAGTTTATCTGCAAAGGATATTTTTACAAAATTATGATCTTTTACTAAATGATCTGCTATTGTGTCTTTTCCAGACCCTATTAATCCACAAATTCCAACTATCATAATATTTTTAACTGCTTTGTACCTTCTCCAATGTCTCCTTTTGGATATGTATTAAATGCTAGACTGATACGGTTGTGTTCTGGTCCTTGTTCTAATACTTCATGTTCTAACCAAGATGGAAACATTAATAATTCTCCAGGCAGTGGATTTATTCCATAGTAATCTGTATTGTATTGATTTTTATTTTCACCACTGTACGCCAACTGTATGTTTTGAAATGTAATGTTAGAGTATAGATGAGGTTTGCTGAAAATAATTGGAGCACATTTAGGAGTTGTGCTTATATAATATACACCACTTATTATACTGTTTGGGTGTGAATGTTTGTCTATGTATTCTGTCTTGTCTGTTTTGTTAATCCAACTTGTTGTAATTTGAAAATTTTGCACTATGCCTAAAACATCGCCCACAAAATAATTTATTGCATTTTGTATTTTGTATTTTAAATCTTTTAGTTGTGGTCTTTCAAGTATTTTCATACCTCTATTCATCATAGGTAAATCATCATCTGAATGATCTGTACCTGTTCTTTGGGAAGGATAATCCAACCCACGTACCCATGCCATAGACACTGGATCCATTACTCCAATGTTAGTTTTGATCAAAGGCACGGAAAATAACGGAATCATTTCATGTTGCATATCTTACGATAATACAACAAAATTACGGTAATGTCAATAGGAATTAGCCGATTAAGAAACTGTAACCTTGACCACCAGCAGTTTGAGTTTTGACTTCTGCATCCAAACGTTCCATTTCTGCAAGTGCTTCTTGTTTAAGTGCGTCACCATTTAATGTGGTTCCGCCTTGTGGTCCTGCTATTGTGTTAAATTTGCTTCTGGCTTCGCCAAGCATAAATTTGCACTTTGCCAAAGTGTAATCTTTAATCCATTTTTTTGCCAAATAGTCTTTGAATAGTTCCGTATCTGGTCTGTACATATAGACATACATCAAAACTTCTTCACCCTGTCTTGGTCTTTGTAGGATTGTTAATTTTTTAGTTGTGGTGTTCCATTTAAATTCTATGAAAGAACCAAACATTCTTCCAACCAATTCTTGGAACTGCGAGAACATATTGTAAGTTGCAACACCACCCATATTAGAACTTGCTAATAGGTAAGTGTTTGTGTAGGCAAGATTGAATGGTTCAAATAGTGTACCACCGTCTCCACCACCTGATCTAGAACCAATGCTTCTTCTGAAAATTTGTCTTACTTCAATTATCTCATCAGCAAGTGTATAATCATTCTGATCTTGCACTAATGGTAAAAATATGTAACTTTCTTCTACTGCATTGTCCGATCTCTGTCTGAATCTATCTAAGGCATCCTTTACAGCGGTCTCATAGTGGGCAGGATCCAACTCTACATCTACCATTCCGCCACCCAGCGAATTGAATACGTAGTCGAATATCTCTTGTTTTTCTGTGGTTAAATTTGCCATTTAATACGTTCCTTACATATATTTATCACTCACCACCATCCGATAAATATATGTCTATGCCTAGATTAAGTCTATATAAGCCGGAAAAAGGTCAGGATTACACGTTTTTAGATAAGACCGTAGTAGAGATGTTTACTGTGGGTGGAACAGACGTTTTTGTCCACAAATATTTAGGACCTAAAAATCCTGCTGAAGCAGATGCCACATCTGATGAACCTAGGTACGATTCAGTAAAAGAAACAAATATTCAAGATATGCTGTTTTTAGAAAACCGCGATAGAAAATATGATTCATCAATTTATAATTTAAGAGGCATTTACAACGTGCAAGATATTGACTTTGATATGAGTCAATTTGGTTTATTTTTACAGAACGACACTTTATTCATGACCATACCTATAACTTCTAGTGTGAAAGTATTGGGTAGAAAGGTGATGCCAGGTGATGTATTTGAATTACCACATCTTAAAGACGAATATGCTTTAAATGATTTTAATGTAGCATTGAAAAGGTTTTATGTTGTGGAAGATGTCAACAGAGCCGCTGAAGGATTTTCGGCAACATGGTATCCACACTTGTATAGAGTAAAATTAAAACAAATTTACGACAGTCAAGAGTTCAAAGAAATACTACAAAAAGACGCTGGTGCTGGAGATGGAAAAACTTTACGTGATGTGCTTTCAACTTACGAAAAAGAAATGCAAATTAACAATGCCGTTGTTGCTCAAGCAGAAGCAAATACTAAAAAAGCAGGTTACGATACAACAAATTTATATACCTTACAAGTAGATGACAAAGGTAAGCCTGAACTAGTAACAACAGATACTTCTACTTTAGATACAACAACACACAATACCTTAACAGACAGAATTAATCAAACGCCTAGTAAATCAGGTTATGATGGTTATCTATTAGGAGACGGACTTGCACCTAACGGAGAAGTATTTGGATTTGGAATTAGTTTTCCGAGTGCTTCAGACAAAGGTGATTATTTCTTAAGAACAGATTTTTTACCTAATAGATTGTTTAGATACGATGGTGGACGTTGGATTAAAATGGAAGACAATGTGCGTATGACATTATCTAACACAGATACAAGAAGCAACTTGAAAGGTACTTTCGTTAATAACACAAAAACATCATCTATTGCTGGTGAAACTGTTACAGAAAGACAAAGTCTATCAAAAGCACTTAAACCTAAGGCGGACGGATAATGAGATTAAGAGAACTTTGGGGAATACCTATACCAGGTACAGAAAAAGCAGTTGGACTTAAAAAAGTTTCAAAAAAATTAATGGGTAAAGTAAGAACTTATTACGAACCTGTTGGTAACAAGATTAATGAAAAGAATAAAGAGAAAAAATAATGCAACATTTTTACGACGGACAGGTTAGAAGATATATTACTCAGATCATTAGATTGATGAGTAATTTTTCTTACAAAGATGGTGATGATGCATTAAGAACTATCCCTGTAATGTATGGTGATATGACACGTCAAGTTGCACACATAATCAGAGATAATTCCGAAAATAAATTGCCAAGCATTCCTAGAATGGGAATATACATTACCAACTTGCAAATGGATAGAACAAGATTATCTGATGCAAGTTTTATTAGTAAAGTACATTTAAGAGAACGTTCCTACGATGCAACAGGCAAAGAATACCTAAACACGCAAGGAAAAAATGTTACAGTTGAAAGACTGATGCCAACTCCATACACATTAACAGTGAACTGTGATATTTGGTCAAGCAATACAGAACAAAAATTACAAATAATAGAACAAATTTGTATGTTATTCAATCCAAGTTTAGAAATTCAAACCACTGACAATTATATAGACTGGACAAGTTTGAGTGTAGTTGAATTAGACAATATAAATTTTTCTAGCAGGTCTATTCCTGTTGGTACAGAAACAGAAGTGGACGTGGCAACATTAACTTTCAGTATGCCTATATTCATTAGTCCACCAACCAAAGTAAAAAAATTAGGAGTGATTACTCATATTATTACAAGTATATTCAACGAAAAGACTGGGAACATAGACCTAAGTCAATCTATGCCAGAACTAATGGCATATCAAGATGACTATGACAAAAGTATTAAAGCGTCAATCAGAACAAATGCTGATGGTAGCGTCGATACAAGCGTTGCTTCGCGTAAAGATACTGCTAGTGTACAAGGCACAACAGGAACACAATTCGATATCTACGTCCTAGGACAAACAGCATCTATAATTGACAAAGGCGTGATAGGCGGATTAGCATGGAACGGATATTTAGATGTGTTGTTAAATTACAAAGCAGGTTTAAGTAAAATACAATTGAACAGAGAAGGTATAGATGTGCCTGTAGTAGGAACTATTGCATTGAACGAATCTAATCCTATGCAATTATTGGTCACGTGGGACATGGACACAATACCTACAGACACAGTAATAGTAGGACCTCAAGATACAAGAGGTAGTGTAGACTTTATTGTTGATCCTACAACATTTAATCCAAGTGCAATTAAACAAAATGGAAAACGTGTATTGCTACTAAAAGATATTGGTAGTTCACAAAACACAGATGGTGCAGATGCTTGGAAAAGCAACAGCAATGTAGATTTAATTGCAAGTGCCAATGACATTGTAGAATGGAATGGTGCAAATTGGCAAATAATATTTGACGCAAGTACAAATCCTGATCCAGGTGATAGCACATTTACACCAACATACATTACCAATTTAAAAACTGGTATCCAATATAAATGGAATGGTAGTGAATGGATATTAAGTTTCGAAGGCGAATATCGTAAAGGAACCTGGAAGATCTCTTAATCACATAATTATTAACATGAGCAGTAAAATTATAGGGTGCGGTGCACTCTTCTATACTTTGGATACCCAAAGGTTTTTAGTACTTCATAGAGTGCAGAGCAAACAAAATCACGTATGGGGATTAGTAGGTGGCACAACCGTAGATGAAAATTTATGGGAAGGACTACATAGAGAGATTAAAGAGGAAGTAGGTGAAGTAGAAATAAAAAAGAAAATACCTATGGAAACTTTTATAAGCAATGATGAAAATTTTTTATATCACACTTTCTTGTGTGTTGTAGAGAAAGAATTTATTCCAAAATTAAACACAGAACACGATGGATATGCGTGGGTAAGTTTTGGTAATTGGCCCAAGCCATTACACCAAGGTTTACGTAAGACTCTTCAAAATAAAATGAACCAGGTCAAATTAGATACTGTGTTCAAAATGTTAAAATTAATGTAATGATTAAAATCATCGGTGATGTAATGCTTGATATGTGGACACAGGGCGATTGCCAAAAAGTGAGTCCAGAAGCACCGGTGCTTGTAGTTAAAGAAACAAACAAAGATTTCAATGTTGGAGGCGCTGGAAACCTAGCGTTAAACCTATCAAACTTGGGCACAGACACGTGGCTTTATGGTGCCGTGGGCAACGACATCCCCGGACACAAAATCCAAGAAATTTTACTGCAAAATGGAGTAAAGTCGCATCTGTGCCAAGATGGTGAAATGACAACTACCAAAACTAGAATCATAGGACAGAACGGACAACACCTTATTCGTGTGGACAAGGAGGAGAAATATAAGGCAGATACTCCTGTTGAAATACTGCTTGAAAATTTAAATGAAACCGATGTGGTAATTGTAAGTGATTACAACAAAGGAGTAATCAAAAAAGATACAATAACGAAAATTTTAGAAAAATGTAAGAATGTATATGTGGATCCAAAACAAGGATTTAGTAGATACGTTGGTGCATTTTTAGTCAAACCAAATATGAAAGAATATGAAGCATGGTTTGGTAATTTTAATATTGAAACTGCTAAAAAAATGTGTGAAGATAATGTATGGACATGGCTTGTTGTAACTGATGGAGCGAACGGTATACACGTAGTCACTAAAGATTCTTATGATCATATTAAAAGCAATACTGTTGAAGTTGCAGATGTAAGTGGTGCAGGTGATTCTGTACTTGCCATAATTGCACATTATTTTAAAACCAACAATATGATTGCTTGTTGTGAATTAGCAGTTAAAGGTGCAGAAAAAATTGTGCAAAAAAGAGGAGTATCTATAATAGATAGATCAGATATTGAAGACACAGTGGTATGGACAAATGGCGTTTTTGATATTCTGCATAAAGGACATTTAGAATTATTAAAATTTGCGAAACAGCAAGGAGATAGATTAATTGTTGGAATTAATTCTGATGCAAGTGTAAAAAGATTAAAGGGTGACGATAGACCATTCAATAATGCTTGGGCAAGAGAACAACAACTATTACAACTGCCCTGGGTGGACCAAGTGGTTGTATTTGAACAAGATACTCCCATAGATGCATTAAAAGAACATACACCAAACGTGATTGTAAAAGGTGGAGATTACACGTTCGACACAGTGGTCGGAAATGACCTTGCCGAAGTGATAATATTTCCAACAGTAGAAGGTTTTTCAACATCAAACATAGTGGACAAGGTTAATGGAAACAAGAATTGAAAAAGGCAAATTAATTTGCACCAATGTAATTCAAAAAGAAGAATTTAAGATACTTACGGACAAAATGTTAAGTGATCATTTTCCTTGGTATTACTCGGAACACGTTGTTGAAGATGCACAAAAAATGACTGAGGAAAAAGAACAATTACAGTTTCAACACAACTTTCATGGAGTTTCCGATGTGACCACTGAACACAGTAATTGGGTAATGCTTTATCCAATCTTTAATGTATTGAAAGCAAATACTTTTATTAGAGTAAAAGCAAACAACATACCAAGAACAGAAAAAATTATTAAGCATGGATTCCATGCAGATACAAGAGTGGCATTAAGTTACACCGCAATTTATTATGTAAACACAACAGATGGTTACACTGAATTTAAAGATGGCACAAAAGTTCCTAGTGTAGAAAATTCAATGGTGGTATTTCCAAGTTACATGGAACACACAGGCACGACTTGTACAGATAAAAGAAGCAGGATTAACATAAACATGAACTACTTGACCAACTGGCACGATGAACTTACTAAAGACATAAGACCAGAAGGCGCTGATAAAATTATAAAATTGTGGGAGAATGTTAAATGAAAATTTGCTTAACAGGTTACAAAGGATTTATCGGAGATCATTTAGGAATGCATCTTACAAAACAAGGGCATGAAGTCATCGGCTTTAGATGGGAAGATTATAATCATTTTCCGGATCCGTCTTTGTATGATTGGATCATACATCTAGGAGCAATCACAAGCACAACTGAAAGAGACGTTGATAAAATCATGAAAACGAATTTAGAATACAGCATGAAACTTTTGGAAATGTGCGACAACATGGGTACAAATTTTCAGTATGCCAGTTCCGCAAGTGTGTATGGGAACACAGGAAATTTCAAGGAAGATGGTGACGTGTATCCATTAAATGCTTATGCTTGGAGCAAATACCTATTTGATAGATTTGTTAATTCTGTAATGGGAGAATTTAAAGTGCTTGTACAAGGATTTAGATATTTTAATGTGTATGGACACAACGAAGAAAAGAAAGGCGATCAAGCATCTCCTGTAACTAAATTTGCCAATCAAGCAAAGACTGGCAAAATAAAATTGTTTGAAAACAGTGACAAGTATCTACGTGATTTTGTTAGTGTAGATGATGTCTGTGAGGTACATGGAAAAATGCTTAATGCTGATGTTTCTGGTATATTCAATGTTGGCACAGGAGCACCAATATCTTTTCAAAAAGTTGCAGAACTTGTTGCCAAAAAATATGACGCACAAATAGAAACAATACCCATGCCTGCAAAATTACAAGGTCAATATCAGACCTACACCAGTGCAGATTTAACAGAATTAAATAAAAATATAGAACACAAATTTAGAACAGTGGAGGAATTCTTAAATGTCAATTAATAAAGAAGGAAAAATAGACAAAGGTTGGGGATATGAATTAATCTTTGCTTCCAATGATTTATATTGTGGAAAAATAATGGTTTTCAATAGAAAAGGTGCAAAATTTTCAATGCACTATCACGCTGTAAAAGATGAATCATGGTTTATAAACAACGGTAAATTTTTATTAAGTTGGATAGATACCAAAGATGCAACATTATATACCAAAGAATTAAATGAAGGCGACACATGGCGTAATCCGCCGTTCCTACCTCATCAAGTACAATGTCTTACTGACAATGGAAGTATTACTGAAGTTAGTACTGCTGATGATCCCAATGACAATTATCGCATAATTAAAGGCGATAATCAACAAACTACCGTTACTGAAGAAAAATAATTAAGCCTGTGCTTCTGACCAACGCAGTGTAACTGTTCCTGCAACAGAACCCGTTCCCGCTGTTCTAAATACGTTGATAGCCAACACGTCTGGACCATTAGGGAACGTACCACGTCCACCTAGTGTTGTGTTAGTTAAGGCTTTAATGGCGCTAAGAGCCAATGTTGCTCTTTCACCCGGTACCCCAATGAATGAAAAGATTGTTTCACCCGGTTGTGCATATGGTGGTTGTCCAAATGTAAATGTAATTGCATCACCCGCCGCAATATTACCCGTCGACGTCTGTGTGAACGTAACTCTGTAGAAGTCAGTTGTTCCAAATGTATCTAATGAGTCAACTGATGCCACTGTTGTACCTGGTGGGAAAGTAGCGTAACTTACATCAACTTCTGTACCGCTAACTGCGTTAGAAGCCTCCCACGTTGTTTGATCCATGTACAAGAAGTTAGTACCGGATAGATCACCACCAAGTGTAAATGTCACTGCTTGATTTGAACTTATTCCTGTGTGTCTATTACTGAATCTTACAAAGTAGTATGAGTTGTAGTCAATAATCTGTGTAACAACTGTACCTGAAGGGAACTGTCCGGAAGATACTGCCATACCTACTCTTAAACCTTTGCCTTCCCATTGTGCTTCAAGGAAGTATGCATAGTTTCTGTTACCACTCAAGTTGAACCAGTGGTTTGCTGTTGCAGTCATCTGTGCCTGTGTATTTGCTGTCGCTGTTGTTTGCGATGCACCACCGTTCCAGTTAACCGAACCACCTGCCGCAATCTGGGCAAAACTTGGCTGTCCACCTTGTGCTGGACCTTTCAAGTCACCCCAACCTATATCTGCTGGATCAATTGGATAGTTTTGTGGATTCAATACACCCTGTACAACCAACTGTCCGTTTACACCCGCCGCTGGAACGTCAGTTGTAATCTCAACACCGTCTAGTAGCAACTGGGCTCTGTTAAGTAGATCTCTATCTCCTAGGTCACCTGTCAATGCGTTGGATACTGACGGTGCTAGTCTTAATAGGAACACTGTTTGTTTTGTAGTTGTAAGTGCTAATCCTGTGGAAGCGTAACTGAATAGATATCCTCTATCTTCATCGAAGTTACCATCTGTTAGATATGCTGATCCCCAGTGTGATATGATCGGTGATGCTGTGTTAGATATTAACACAACTCCTGTGTTTCTAAAGTGTGTTGTTGCCGCGCCGGCTGTATAGTTTCTTGTAGCACCTGCGTTAAAGTTTGTAAGTGTTGCCGCTCTTGTGGCACCAGTCAATACGTCACCTGTCTTACCTGTGTAAGTGATAATTTCATTGTCTATGAAAATTGTTCCACCTGTTGACGGAAAGAAACTTGCATCAACTAATTGTACAGTTGTTTGTACAGTTGTCATATCTAATTCTAATCTACCGTTTGGACCTTCGTTGGTTACTTCGTAACGTACAGGTTGGTTACCTGTTCTCATAAATGCTTCTGTGTTAATGTTTGAATTTCTCATTCTGTGAGCAAATATAAAGTCACCCTTTTGACCTCTTGCCATCCAGTCAATAAATCCAGCCCCGTACCATGAAAATTGTATCCCGATCATCTGCATCTTAGATACGTCCCAATTGTAACCGCTCTTGCTATTACCGTCCATTTTATCTCTATTAAATTCTGATTGTTTTGCTTTTTTGTCTACAACAGCACAAACTTTTACACCAGTTGAAGTGTTGACACCTCTATAATCTGGAGTAACAAACATTGATGTATTAGAAGCAACAGATGATATAACGTGTGTCATACCTCTGATTACTATTCTGTCACCTGCTTTAACTTGTTCTCTAAATCTTGTACCAGTTCCTGATACAGTGTTACTGTTAGGTGTAACAGTTACTACACCTGCAAGTTGTCTTGTTGCTGTTCTTTGTACTGCGTTTGTTGTTTGTCCATCATATTCCCAATAAATTCCGTTTTGGTCATCAAATATTCCTGATCTTACAGTTGCACCATTCCATTGATACAATGATACCTGTGGTTGATCTGTAAATTCTGCTGTCGTTCCGCCAAGTGCGATAGTTGCCAATACTGTAAATGTTCTTTCATTTACAATACTTGCGATAGTGTATGTGCCATCATAACCCGATGTGGCAATACCAATCAATCTTATTCTAGCACCTACCTGTAAATTGTGGTCAACATCATCAGTCGTTACTGTGATTGTTGATCCCTGTGCTAATCCGTCTGCTGTCACAGTCAATAGGTCATAACTTGGAGCAAACAAGGCACCCGTCGTATACATACAACCCTTACCTGATTGATATCTAATGTATTTTTTAGATTGACGTATCGCCTGTGCACCGTGTGATGGACCACCTGTACCTAATTGTACACCTCCATCAAATGGTCTATGTATAAAGAATGAATCTGGTCTTGCATATACAAAACCTTGCCAACCTGAATCTGTTATTGCACCCGGAGATCTAACTTGATATTGTAATCTTGTTGAGGATGGAATTGCCGTTGCTAGGAATGGACCTGATGCAAGTATGTGATTATTGGCACCGTCATCTGATTGTATCACAATCAAGAATGCGTTTCCTGGAACTAGTCCGTGAGGAGTAGTAAAGTCTACCTGTATAGTTGCTAACGCACTGTAACTTATTGTGCTGTTCTGTGCGATGTTTTGTGAAATTGTTTCTGATATAGATATCGAACCATACACACTTAATCCTGTACCAGCCACTGCTGTACCGCTGTGTGTTTGTGTCAATATTCCGCCAGTTGTGTTTACACTTTGAACTCTTAACGTGATATCATTTGCCGGAGTTTGTCCACCTAAACTAGTACCTGCTATCACAAGTTTGTCACCTATTGCATAGTTCGAACCTAAACTTGTTATTGTAACTTCTGTGTATGCTGTTGAAGAGTCAGTCTGGTTGGATCTTGTAGCACTGAACTGAGCACCAACTCCTGATGGAGTTCTGTTTGTACCACTTACTCCTAAAGAGTTACCAGTACCTGTGTTTGCCGTTCCTGCCACACTGCCTATTGTTGTTACAACACCACTTGGAATATTGTTTACCGCTGTGATTGTAAAAGTTAAATCGTTTGTTGGTGATGTACCAAATAAATCTGTTCCTGCAATTTTAAATGTTTGATCAACGGCGTAGTTTGCACCTGGATTGTTAAGTGCAACGTTGTAAGAACCACTGTTCAGTGTTACGTTAACACTTAAACCTGTTCCTGTTATACCTGCTTTGTTAACATTGTTGTAAACCTGTGTGTTTACAGCCGTACCAGTTACTGTGAATGTTGCTACCGCACCTGCTGAAACTGTGTCAACAGTAATTTGACAATCATTTGCTGGACTTGTTCCACCTAATGCCGTACCCGCAATATCTATTGTTTCTGCACCTACAAATGAACTACCATTGTTGCTGAATGTTGCTGTATAAGTTGTGCCTGTTCTGTTTATATCAAACACTGCACCAGTACCCGAAGCGGATGTTGTGTATGCTGGACTTGTATAATCTACATTGGCATCTGTTGCCGTACCACTGATTGTTACACCTGTGATACCACCTGTACCGTTTACACCACTTACAGCCACATAAGCATCATTGGTTGTTGCCACTCCACCTACGTCACCGCCGCCTACTAAGAATCGATCACCTACTTTGTAACCATTTGTTCCTTCTAGTGCCGCTGTGCCTGATGTTGAAATTGTGTTGATAGGGCCTGCACCAGTAGAACCTGTGATTGATGCTACTGTTATTGTTAAATCGTTTGCTGGTGTTGTACCACCTAAAGAAGTTCCTAATATTTTTAAATCTTGTCCTACACTGTAATCGCTACCTGCTTGGTTTACTGATACTGAATAAGATGTTCCAGAAATTGCAACATCAAATGTTGCGTCAACACCTGATAAGTTTGTACCGCTTGATATTGCTGTGTAAGATTTTGTATCAACCGCTGTACCTGTAACGTTGAAAGTTAAAATTCCACCATTGCCATCAACTGCTGTTACTTCTAATGCCGCATCATTGGCAGTTGTAGCACCACCTAGATTTGTTCCAACGAAAGTTAAAATATCATTCTGTTGATAGTTAGAACCTAAATTTGTAATTGCCGCTGAATAAGTTGTACCTGTTCTCGTAATGTTAAATGCCGCTGACGAACCGTTACCACCTGTAAATGCAACTGTATTATAAGTTACTGTCTGTGCTGGTGCTGTACCTAATACTGAAAGTGTTTGAATTGCTCCACCACCTGTTACTGCTGTTACTCTGATGTTTGCATGGTTGGCACTTGTACCACCAAATGTTGAACCGTCAATTCTAATTACATCATTGACAATGTATCCTGTACCTGCTCCGTTTACACTTGCAGAATAAGATCCTGCTGTTGCAACAACATCAAATGTTGCACTTGAACCTGCCGCTCCTGGGAAAGTTCCTACTGCTGTGCCTGTGTAAGTTGGTGAATTTAATGCAACTGTGTAAGATTGGTTTGTTTTTGTTACATTGAGTTGTGCACCTTGTCCTAATCCACCTTGGAATACTGCTGGTGTACCTGTTGTGCTTCCTGAACCAGTGAATGCAGATCCTGAAATAGTTGCTGTAAGGATTTCTCCTCCTGTGTCTACACTTTCTACTAATACTGTTGCGTCATTGGCTGGAGTAGAACCACCTAGAGTTGTTCCTGCTACAACTATCGCATCACCTACTGTGTAGTCTTGACCTGATCCCGCAATAACAACGGAGTAGTTTCCACCATTTCTAGTGATATCAAATGTTGCTAATTGTCCCGCTGGGTTATAATTTACACCTGCTAGTCCTGTGTATTGTGTAATGTCACCAATTAAATTTTGTGTAAGAGGTCCTGATAATGTTAAGTTATTTCCAGCGATGTTTGTGATTGCAACTGCGTAACCATCTCCTCTATCAATTACTGAGTTTTGCACAATACCTGCTGAACTTGCCACAGTAATTTCTGTAACACCTGATAAAAAGTCTCCTGTAACGTTTGGAGATGCTAATGAACCACCGGATCCGTTAGCACCAGTTACCTGTGTACCTGTTTGTATACCTGTTCCTGATAAAGGTGCACCAATTGGTGGCGTTGTACCTGTGTATGGTAAAATACTCGCACCACTTAAAGCACTTATTGTTGTTGTGAAAGTTCCTGAAGAACCATTACTTGCAACACTGAACGAAGGAAATCCAATCGCCGCTCCTGTGTAGAAGTCACCTTCTCTTAACTGTGTGTTAGTTGTAGAAATCGTTGTTGGGTTTGCAACGGCAACTTTTGCTTTTGCGTAGTATGTAAATTGTGTGTTACTTACAATAGTGTTTACAACAAATGAACCCGCCGCTCTACTTGAACCTGATACTGCGTTGTTAAATCCTGTAATTGTAAACGGTTGTCCTGCTTCAAAGTTGTGTGGACCTACTGTTGTCACAGTGATTAAAGATGAACCAATACCTTGTGTTCCCGCAGAAGCATCAGAAGTTACAGTTGCTATATCAAAGTCTGTACCTGGTACTTCATAAATTGATGGATAACCTCTTTGTGTTGCAATCGCTTGCCACTTCGTAGGCTGAAGTCCGTATTCAAAGTCAGCGTCAAGCATTGATTCTGGTTGTGCAACTCTAAGTCTTTCAATCGCATCTGTTCCAAAGTCATGTGGACGTGTTCTTACTTCATCATCTTCAACAAATATTTGTATTTCATCTGTTGAGGCATCTGCTGATGTATCAGCATTTAAAAATATTGTAGTGATTACATCATTTCCGTGATATGCCTTAGGAAAATCTGGATCAACAAATGCTGTTGTGTTAGATGTTCCTGTTTCGTATTCTCTTTTGTAACTTACTGTTGCACCTTGTGTCGCGTCGTTGAATGTGTATAATACTGTGTTGTCTGTAGTGTTCGTGATCAATAATAATTCTGCTAATTCAACTCTTTCAGGAATTTTTACACTAGATATTCCGTTTGATACCTGTGCAGGTAAGTTGTCTAAACCATTTTGTATCACGTCTGTGATTATTCCGAATAAACTCGTAACTCTTGTACTTGCCGCAGATTCACCTGCTGAACCTAAAATTGTTTGTTGTGTAACAACAGGACTCTGTCTGCTTGAAAATGCTGTACCAGGAAAAATGTAATTGTTGATAATGCTTTTTATTTCATTTTTTGTTTGTATTTCTGGTTGTCTATTTCCTGTTAAAACAGATACTTCACCGTTCCAGTAAGTTCCTGCGTTGTATCTTGATTGTTCATTTCCACCATATCTTAAATCTTTTAATATACCAGTTAGATTGTAACCCATATCTCTTTCACAAAGGTAAGAGTCATATGTGTAATCTGCAAATGGATAACTTGAAATCACTTCTGCTGGTAAAGTAAGTATTCCATTGTCAATCGCATTAATTATTACATCCATGTTTGACTTCATCAATGTTCTACCAGCCGCTTCTCCATTAGAACCTGAAGTGTTTTGTGATATTCCTTCTGTGTTTATTGTAGAGTTAGCAACACCTGGTAAGATGTAACTGTCGATCAAAGTTCTTGCGTAAGTCAAATATTGTATTTCAGGATTACCTTGGTCTCCTAATTGTAGTACACCATCGATATAGTATGTGTTAGATTGTGTTCGCATTCTTTCGTTACCACCATATCTTGTGTCTTTGTATGCCGCATTAACAACTTTCTCAACGTCTGCTTTGATGTTCGCTGATAAACCTGTGTAACCTGCAAATGGAGCCACGTTTCCTGCAACTTGGTTTTCAACATACTTGGCAACTTCCGCCTTGATGTAATTTAAGTTGTTTACTATTCTTGCTGATGCATTTGGGTAGGGATTGTATGCTGTGTCTGTTGTTACTCTTGAAGCAATAAAAGCCGTTGCTTCATCTTTTAAAAATTCAAAGTTGGCATTTAGTTGTGCCCAAGCATTAGGATAAAGATTACCTGTTGAAGGTATACCTGGTATAAATTTATAGTCGTTTATTCGTTTTTTAGCCATTCTTTTTCTATGCTCCTAAGGCAATACTTAATACTGTCGCCGTGTTATCTACATACGACTTTCTAGTTAAACTATTAGCCGTTGCCGGCCCACTTGTTACAGTAGCCGATGTAAATGCCGCCTGCGCCGCAGTTGTTAATCCTATTGTAGTACTATTTAACGTTCCTGCACTCGAAACCAAACTTGAAAAGGTTCCATTTCTTGGTGTTGTTCCGCCCACTGTGACGTTATCTAATGAGCCTACTGAAAGAGGACTAATTGTAAGGTTACCACTTGCTTGTGGACTTATTGTAACATCTGCATTTGGTGTTAAATTTACGTTTCCTGATGTTGTTAATTGTGCTGTATTAACATTCATGTTATTAATGCTACCTGTAGTCTCAGGATTAATGGTGATCAATCCTGTTCCAGTTGGTTTCATTTCTATATTTGCATTAACACCATTCTGTAATAAATTTCCTGTGTTTAAAATACTGCTGAATACACCAACACCAATTACTGATGGTTGTGTAACTGTAACCGTTCCGAACGGATTTCCATCACTGTCACCATAAAACATACTGTCCGGAGCATCTACTGGAACTGTGTAACTTAAATTTCCTGTTTGTTGACCTTGCGCCGCCGCATCTGTCAAAGTCGTAGATGTAGGAATATCCAAATATGTTGAAGGAGTAATTTGTGTTGTAATTAATGTTCTAATATCATTCTGTACACCAGAAAAATTGTTAGCCACAGTTGGAAATGAGTACATTTTAACTGATGTGTAATCGTATAGATTACTTCCATTTGGTTGTAAAGTTGCTGATGTAATTTTTGTTCCACTGTAAGCGTTTGCAACAGCCATTCCATGAATACTATCTACACCGCTGTATAAACTTTGACCTAAGTAAGTTCCGCCGTTGAATAAAAAATTAAGTTCTTGTTCACCATTGAACATTAATACTTGTCTTTGTCCTATTGGTGTAAGTTCACTCCAACTAATTTCAGTTGATGTATCGTTGTCTACAGAATTTAAAGAATAATTGTAAAATTTTCCTAAAGTAGAATTGTATTGGTCCATGTGTAGAAGACCATTGTAACAAATTATATTTTTTATTGTTGCAGATTGATTGTAATTAGAATATTGTAGAGCCAACTGAGCACCGTTTCCATAACCTATTATTGTAATTTCTCTTGTATCAACGTTATCATAATTTGCCAAGTCAGCAATAATTGAATCTAACAATGCTATATCATCTGCTTTACTAGATTGATATCCTACGTTCCATGTGTTATTGTAACCTTGAGGCGCAATTAACACTGAGTTTGTAATGTAATTTATTGACGCTAATCCTGTTGCACTAGTGCTACCTGAATCATGTAAAGCAATTACAACTGGTAATTTTTTAGTTGCATATGACGTTCCTGTTGTGTCAGGCACAAAATATTGTGCAGTTCTATTTGCTCCAGTAGTTGCTTGTTGCCAAGTTTGTGAGAAATTTTTACTTCCTGTAACTAATGTCGAACCAGTTACAATGTTTGTGTGTGATAATCCTGTGCTGTAAAGTAATCCTGGAACAGCACTGTTACCTGTATCTGCTTTGTAAATGTTAAATGCTAAACTGTTTAAAGTTAAATTTATAGAATATGTTTTACCACGTTCTATAGTAATTGTTGGATTGTTTCCTGCAACTGCTGTACCGTCTTTTTTCCATGTAAAAGCACCTGATGTTTCCTCTACATTAAAATCTGGAACCACTGCCGGAGCAGGTGGAGTATATGTGTTAGTAATTGTACGGACAGTTACGTTACCTGCCGTATCAACTGCGAATCCTGTACTTTGAAAACCATTTTCACTTATGAAAGGTCTTTTTACTACTGCCATATTAACTTGTTACCTGACTTCCTCCCACTAATGCATTTTGCGTTGCAAAATAAGTGGCACTGAATATTATTTTAGATCCTGAATATTTCTCTGTTTGAGTTTTATCCGTAGGACTTACTGTTATTTTACACAATGAATTGTCTACTGTGCTGTCTATTGTTATTAGATTGTTTCCTAAATTTGTTCTAGCATATATTGTAAGTGCTGATTGATTGGGACTTGCTGTTACTAACATTTTAATAAGTTCTTTGTTGTTAGTATCGTAGTCAACTTGTATGGCATATTCAGCCGATGAAAACGTATTCACATGGAACTTGTCTAATACTAGACCGTCCTCTACAACTCCATATGGCCCATTGTGTGAAAAATTTAAACCATTCTTCAAAAGAAGCGTGTTTTTATCACCCTTGCCAAAAAATCTTGATACATCAAACATAGTCGAAAATCCCTTGTTATAGTGTATTTACCTAATTGGCAGTAGTTGTGGAATACGTAGATATAGGTTATTTACGGGCGTTTTTGCCGTGTTTGATAAGCCTTTGTACAGATTTAATAATACGTGTTTCTACTTCCTCATCCATAGCCATAATACCTTCATTAAGTCTGTCTGAAAACTCATCTGAAGTGACTCTTATTGGACTGTACACACGTTCATCTTTACCTAAATCAATTACATTGAATTTTTCATCATCTGGAAAAGTAGTATTAATAGGATACGTAGAGCCTATTATCACAGTTGCTGATTTATTATATGAATGAGCAATATGTTGACCCACTGAATCGCAACCAACAAAATGATCCGCTTGTTGAATAATACCCATCCATACTCTAATGTGTGTTCCCATAGGCAATGCCACTGGTTTATTGGGTATGTGCTTTCCAAAGTCTAATGGAAATTCACTCATTACCATTACACCATAATCTTTGCTTAATTTACGTACAATATTCCAAACATTTTGTAGTTCTACACTTCTTCCTGTAGAGTCTATTATGTCAGGTTGTTTTTCTTTTTGTTTTTCATCAAGTTTTTCTGGCTGTGCGCCTCTGCCGAAAGGTTGGAATACAACAATCTTATCTTTTCCTGTTTTTTCTTTGACTTCCGCAATCATTTTTCGTGCTAATAATATTTCTTCCTTGCTTAATTTTAAATTTGCTCTTGGCAAATCTCTAATTCCTTTATCATTTATTGCTATATCATATGCTTGACCTAAACTACATTTTTGATTGTAATATTCCCATACTCTATATGGTTCAGGCGATAATAAATCTCTATCTTTTAATAAATCTTGGAATAAATTTTTGTGCCAATTGTCATATGCTCTATAATGTAGTTTAGGATGACCTTTGTATGCATCTGTACCACCTTCGCAAATGATAATCGGATCTAGATCTGCGTTCTCTTCTATGTATTTTTCTATTGCTGGTATTGAACTTATGCTTCTACCTGCACCACCGTTTACAAATATTGCTGTTTTTCTAGCCATTTAAAACCTTTACTATCTTTTTGTACTCTGGCAAATATAGATATTCTATTTCGCTGTGTTGTAATGTTCTTACTGCGTCTTCTAATGTCTCAACTAATGGTTCACCACCTAAATTAAATGATGTATTGAAAATTATAGGACATTCTGTTTGTTTATGGAACTCTTTTATTAGGTCATAATACAAAGGATTCTGTTCACGTTTCACAGATTGTATTCTGCAAGTACCGTCCACGTGAATTATACTTGGAATCTTCTCTTCTATACCTGGTTGACAGTTTACAGCATACATCATATGTGGAGTTTCTTCCATTCCACGTAGATCAAACCAATCATGCACGTAATCATGAAGTATTGTTCCAGCAAATGGTCTAAAGTATTCACGGTTTTTCACTCTGTTTACATAATCTTTACCGTCTTTGAATCTTGGATCAAACAAAATACTTCTATTACCTAATGCCCTAGGACCATTTTCACTTTGCCCTTGGAATATTGATACAATATTTTTATTAACTAAAAGTTCTACAACTTTAGAATCGTCACAATCTTCTAAAACAACACCTGGTCTTTGACATATTCCGCTTATTTGCTCTTGTGTGTATTCTCTTTTTGGACCTAAGTACAAAGTTGGTGCATCAACTTTCTTTTCTTTTGTTTGTGTAAGGCTGTAATAGAACAACATAGCCGCACCCATTGCCGTTCCCGCATCATTTGAAACTGGTTCAGCATATAACTTAATACCGTCTTTTTGTAAACTTTCAAGATAATAATAATTTGCCACACAATTTAATCCGTATCCTCCAGAAAACACAACATTTTTACATCCACTCATCTCAACTGCTTTGTAAATTAAATCTAAACATTGTTTCTGTGTTTCTTTTTGTACTGCGTAAGCCATGTCTCTTCTGTTTTGCATTTTTGTCCAATCTTCGCCTTTGTCAGAATCAGGATTAGCATCCACAAAAGGATATATTTGACTGTTTACCTGCGCCGCATTTGGGTAAGTTGGTATGATAAAGTTTCTATTTGATAATTCAAATTTTCCTTCTTTTTGAAACAGTGGTGGTATTACATCATTTTTCTTTCCATAAGGAAACAATCCCATAGTCTTTCCTGCCTCAATGGCACTGAATCCACAATACTGAGTTATTGCTTCATATGTTTTTGTTATGCCTGCTTTGTCTGTGAATAATGCTTCATGTGTTTTTCCTGGTTCACTAATACTTTCCGAATCCATTTCAGGATAGTAACCTCCTGGACTTGCTGTGCCTGTTGCATAATGTTTGTACAGTGCAAAGATATCATTAGGATAATCACAACTGAATATACTTTCAACTTCAAATACAGTCATGTCACCTGCTACACTATTCTTAATAGGTATAAAAGTTCCTGCACCGTCAACAATCACTGCAACTGCTTTGTCAAAACCTGATCTATAAAATGCACACGCGGCATGAAGTTTGTGGTGTATATGTGATAAGTCAATAACTTGTGGATGTTCTATCTTATGAATGTATGGATCTATTAATCCTAACTTTCTAGCAATACCTGTGTATACATCATCTCCTGAATAATCTACTCTGCCAGTAGATGGATCTTTCAATGATTGTGTATGTGCAATTATTAGGTAATCAATCTTGTCCGTGTATTTTAATATTTCAAACATGGAAGCATAAGGACCACCATCATATTTTCTTCTTGATAGTCTTTCTTCTTCTATTGAAAATACTATTTTGCCGTCTTTCAGTAAACATACACCTGCGTTGTGACCTCTTGCCACTGCGGCTATGTATCCTGTTTTGTTGTATTTGTTTAAATCATCACTCATGTTATTCCTCTATTGGATCTCCGTTAACAGCAGACACTACATAATCTTCTATTTCAGGAGTCATT